GTTATTATTGTTATTAGGTGGTGCGGCGGTTTACTATTTTTATAAAAATGGTAAAAAGAAGTACAAAGGTTCGGTAATTGTAGACCCATTGGATAAGGGAGAATTTGTGCCTGATGTTACAAGTTCCGTTCAAGATGTAGTAATGCAATTAAATAGTTCTGAAAATGTTACAACTCCAATATTAGAACAAATAAGAGAAGTAAGTAAACCAAAAGATATTGAAAGTTATCAATCTTTTTATGGTACTACAATAAACGGAAAAAAAGTGGGCGTTCCTTATTCCATTTAATTCATTCCTTACACCTTTAAAAATAAAAAAATGAACAATTTTGAAATAAAAGCCGGTTTAATAAAGTATGATGTTAATATGATTACATACGATAGCAACGGATATATAACAACCGATTGCAATAGTATATTGTTTGTTAATTACGGAACGAATGCCGTTCAAATTGATAGCATTGTTTTACAACAAAATCAAAGTTTTCAAATTGAAGGTAATGCCGGAGAATTTTTAACAACAAGATTATTAGCGACATTTATAAACACTGGTGGTTCAAATAATTTAGTTTCAGTAAAGAAAAATTATATTTCAAATGCCTAATATAGATTTATCAATATTAAACCAACGGCAAACACCGGCATTTTTTGCCGATACGTTAGCTAATAGACCTGCCGCCGGATTTTTAGGTAGAATATTTGTATCTACTGATACATTTGCATTCTATCGTGATAATGGTACAGGTTGGGATTTAATCGGTGGTCCGGGAACCGGCACAATTACGGGTACCGGAACTAATGGACAAATTGCACTTTGGACAGGTGCAAGTACAATAAATGGTGATAGTGGATTGTTATATAATAGTACAGTAAAATCATTAACGGCAAGTAAATATATTGTTACCGGTGGTACATCAACTCAATTTTTAAAAGGCGATGGCACTCTTGATAGTAATACATATAATACCGGTAGCGGTGCGGCAAGTCAAGTAGCATTTTTTAGTGGTACAAATGCAATTACCGGAGAGAATAATTTATGGTGGGATAGTGTAAATGGACATTTGGGAATTGGTACAAATGTACCAACAACCGCATTAACCATATTTCACGACCAAAATCAAATTATACAATTAAATCAAACAACGGCTACAAACGATACAAAAATTGCATTTCAAAATAGCGGAACTCCATTATGGCGAATTGGTAATTCGTATAATTCCGGGGCAAATGATTGGGGTATTTTTGATGTAGTTGGTTCATCGCAACCATTTACAATTAAAAAAACAACGGGTCAAACATTTATAGGAACTGAAACAACAAGCAGTGGGCGATTAGTTGTAAATAATGCCACCGGAGATAATCATATTGTTGTAATTGGCGCAACCGCACCAAGTTTAAGAATAAACAATTCCGGTTCAGGTGCAACTAAACAAATTGGAATAGGACTTGCAACCGCAACAAATAACTTTATTCAGGGTAGTGCAGATAGGGATATGTGTATTTTTAATGGTAGCACAACAATTAGTCCAATTTTATTTGGTATTTATCAAACTACTAATGTACAAGAAGTAGCAAGATTTAGTGTAGCTGGAAATTTATTAGTAGGAAAAACAACTGATGCCGGATATAAACTTGATGTAAGTGGTAGTTCAAGAATAAGCGGAAATTTATTAGTTGAGGCACCATCACAAGATAATATTTTAAGTGTAATAGGACAAAGTGGTTTTGAAGGTGCTTTATTTATTTCATCGGCAGGTTCAGGAAAAGATGCAAATATTGTTTTTGGTAATGGAAGAAATTTAGAATTTCATACAAGTTCAAGTACTACACCTGTTGTGAGTGGTACACAATTAATGACATTAACGGCAAGTGGAAATCTTGGAATTGGTACTGGCTCTCCTACTGAAAAATTAGTAGTTACAGGAAATATATATACTAACGGAACAAATAGTAATATATATATTGATAATGGTGGAGTAGGTGGTGCAAGTTTAAAAATAGGTGTAACAGGAACAACTGAAACATATATTTATAGTTTAGAAGCAAATGACCCATTGTTATTTGGAACTAATAATACTGAAAGATTAAGAATAAGTAGTGCGGGAAACTTACTTATTGGCACAACAACAGACGCGGGGCAAAAGTTACAAGTTAATGGAACAATTACTGGTAATAGTTTTTTAGGAAATCTTGTTTTAGGTATAAATTACCCACAAACAAGTTCAAGCGGTTCAACTTCAATAGTAAATACTGGAATTAATTATGATACTACTAATATAGGTTATAATAATGGAGCTATGTATTTATTATCAATGATAGGAAATCCAAACGCTGGTGGTTCTGATGCTTATAGAAATTTAAAAGTAGGATATGTAATTATAAATACTGGATATAATGGTTCAGCAGTTACAACATATATAACATATCAAGAAATTGTTGATGGAAATGCCACTGGAATTGGTGGTTCAACTATTACTGCTGTTTTTTGGGATGGTACAAGTGAAAGTTCATCAATAAATGTCTATACTGCAAACGTACAAATTAGAATAAAAGTAGCCGGATATAATTCTTCATTTGTTGGAACATATCAAACAATTAGATTAACAAAAATTTCAGAATAATATGAAACAAATACAACCTTTTAGCCTTTGGGTAAACGGACAACAAGTAACCGCAACCCTTTTTAATTTAATTATCATTAATGATAACTTATTAAATAGTGCAACATTTTATTGGCAGTTATTAGATGCTGATGCAGTTAAATTACAAGACGGAAATTTAACAATGGGTGAACCTGATTATGATGTATGGGGTTCAAGTGCAGACATCAATTTAGCGGCTTATGAATGGGCGGCAACTGAATTAAATATTACCTTAGCTTAATTAAACCTTAAAATAAAATCTATGACAAACGAACAAGCATTACAAGTAATTAAACAAGTATTAGACGCTGCAAGTAAAGGCGGAATTTTTGAAAATATGGATGCGAGTTTTTTAGCCGCTAATAGTTTCAATGTAATTTCAAGAGCAATACTAAAAGATGATAAAGTAGAAAATGATGCAAACGGAATTAATAATTAGTGTATTCACATTCGTAGCGGTTGCCAGTGGTTTTTATTTTACCACTAAAAGCCGTTTAGATAAAATTGAAAAAGATTTATTGAAGCACAACGATACTAATAGTGAAATATTAGACCGATTGGCACGAATTGAAACAAAACTTGATTTTTTTACTAAAAAATAAATGTATAAGATTTTACTATACACTAAAAGGAAGGCAGAAAAATTAAATGTAATTGTTTTGCCAAGCGAAAACATCAAAAAGAAAATTGATGTTTATGATGTGTATGGAAATTTTATAGTAAGTATTGGGGATAGAAACTATTTAGATTATCCATATTACTTAAAATATTGCGGTAAAAAAATTGCAGATGAACGCCGTAAGGCATATAAAATTAGACACGAAAAGGATAGGCATATTAAAGGCAGCGCCGGATATTATGCCGACCAATTATTATGGTAACTAAAATTATATTTTATGTTTAAAAATTGGAAAACAAGCCTATTTGGATTAGGCACATTAATTACCGGTGTAGCAACAATTGTAAAGGGCGATATTCCGGGCGGAGTAACCGCAGTATTAACGGGACTTGGTTTAGTAGTCGCAAAGGATAGTGATATTAATTTAAATAATAGAAAATAATGACAACCACCACAAAAATTATAATTGTGGCGGCAATTGTCTTATTACTTACAACCGCAACTGCTATGGGAGTTTCTGCAAAGGGATTGAACTTTATTAAAGATTTTGAAGGGGAGCGCCTAAAAAGTTATCGGGACACCGGTAATATTTGGACAATTGGTTTTGGTTCCACATATAACCACGATGCAAAACGTAAGGTTCAGGAAGGGGATATTATTGATAAAGAAACGGCGCTCCGTTGGTTAAGGTTAGATGCCGGAAAATTTGCCACTGGCGTTAAAAAGCTCGTTAAAGTACCCATTAACCAAAATCAATTGGATAGTTTGACCTCTTTTGCCTATAATTTAGGTTTAGGAGCGTTACAAACATCTACTTTATTAAGGAAATTAAACGCCGGAAGTCCTAAAAGCGAAGTAGCGGCGGAGTTCCTTAGATGGAACAAAGGGCGTAATTCAGCCGGTATATTGGTTGAAATACCCGGTTTAACGAGGCGTAGGAAGGCGGAAGCCGATTTATTTTTGTTATAGATAGGGTTAAATACAAGCAAGTAAGGAAAAACCCCCGAAATTTCTATTTTGGGGGTATTTTTTTGCCCATAATAAAAAAATATTTGGTGGTTTCAATTATTTATATATAATTTTAGCCTACAAAACAAAAAACCCTATCTTATGACATTCAACACCGACCAAAAAATTTTGGGTCAAATTGCCGCAGCGCAATCCAAAATTCAGCGTTTAGAGGCGCTCCGCTCCCTTACCCCATTTGAACAAGTTACAATATTCTTTTATGGTTCAGGGGGAAAATTCCTTTCCATTAATGAAAACGACATTCCGTTTGATTTAGCATTTGAAATTAGAATTCTAATTGATGCATCAATTGAGCATTTTAATCAAGAAATTAAAATGTTGGAAAATTCATTTCAATGAAAAAATTATTAATAAAATTTATTGCAATAGTATATCTATTTGTTGTGTCTATTCCGCTCACAATAATAGTTTACTTATTAACCTACTTTATATCTTTTATTCTTTACTTAAAAAAAACAAAAAAAAATGAAAAACGAGTATCTTCAATCCCTTCTGAATGGTTATGGCTCAATGAACGCCGTAACGAACAAAAAAAATGAAAAACAACCCGATTATCAAGGTTGGGTAAAATTAGATGAGAAATTTTATGAGGTTGCCGGTTGGGTCAAATTTGGCAAGACAAACAACAAATTTTTATCAATTTCAATTCAAGAAAAAAACCCTTTCCAAAATGAACAAGACAAAACAATCTAAAATTCATCACAATGCTTTTTTACTTAATATTTGCACTATTGATGATGAAATTGTAAGGGTTGTAAATATTGAGCCGCACGAAGTTAATTTAATGAAGGAATTAATAACTGACATTTACGAAAACCAATCCGGCGGAGTTACTATCCGCCTATCTTTAAAATCTAAATACATAAGAGATGAAATACATTAACACCGATACCGATTATAATGTTTATTATAAAATAATAGATATAGATGGTTATTCATTTATTTTTTTTAGTACTCAACAAAATATATTAGAAGATGGAATAAATGCAATTTATCCATCGTGTTATAACTCTATAAATGATGCATCAAAAAAATTTATAGAATTTTGTAAAGATTATAAATCTAAATATTAATATGAAATATCAAACTAATGCACCGGCATACCCTTGTATGCCTATTAAAGATGAATTTGGCAGAATTATTGCCGCAATACCCGGATTTACTAAATACGAGCAAGTTTTATTATCAATTGTATGTGCAAAGGAAGGCAATCCGGGAGCGTACAAAGATACCCCATCAATGATTTTAAAAGAGGCTCAAACGCTAACTGATGAATATTTTAAAACCCTTCAAAAATTACAAGATGCAAAAGAAGATACCACAAATGTTATTCAAATGTAGTAATGAAATTCAGGCTTTAATAGTGTTTATAATTGCACTATTTTTATTTGGCTTTATTCAAAATATTTAATGGAACAAGACAAGACAATAACCCTACCCGAAAAATTAGCCAAAAGAAAATACAACCCGGATTTTATCCCCCCAAAAGACCAAGTTGTATTCACAATTAGCGAATTACCGATTGG